GTTAAGCATCTATCGCTCTGCGAATCTCACTCTCCCTTATCCGTTCCGGCTTTTACGTTGCGTTCTTGTTTTCCCTCTCGGTACTTCCGTCCGCCTTCCCTTTCCCTGTGTCTATATTATATCACTATTTGCGCAAATAGTCAATATGTAATGTTACACAAAGTTATTGACGCTATTTGCGCAAATATTTGTGCAATATTCACTATTTACACAAATAGTGTGATATGGTATAATTGTATTAGCATAAAAGCACGGAGGTATAACAATGGCAGAAACTAAAGTAAGCAAAAAGCAACAGGCTTGTGTGAACCGCTATATCACGAAAGCCTATGATCGTATTAACCTAACCATTCCAAAGGGAAAGAAAGAGCTTATTCAGGAGCATACCACTAACACGGGCGAAAGCGTTAACGCCTTTATCAATAGAGCAATTGAGGAAACCATCCAGAGAGATAGAGGGAGCGAGATATAATGAAATGCAGATATTGTAAAGACACGGGAAAATACAAACAGCCCAAAGACGTGGAGCGGTTTGAGCGGTTGGTTGACATTGAAATGGAAAAAGCATATCACGTCAATTATGATATGGCAGAAGAAAAGGCATATAAGGCGGTAGGCTATACCGTTATAGATTGCCCGTACTGTTCAAGGAGGGATGCAGAATGACGTATCAAGACAAATACAAGCTGACACCTCAGCAGAGCGCATTTCTCGCCAAAAAGAAATGGGATGAGAACGTATATTGCGGTATGCGAATGGAAAACCGCGCCGTTACGTTCCCGCAGACACGGACGATCCTGAACGGCGTGAACGTGCCGAACGTGCAGCTCGATGACATTCAGGCAATTTTGAATATGCGCGATGCGTGGCGGTATCTGATGAACAGCGTGGACGTTCCCCTCTCGGTTGAGTATATTTGCAAGCTCAACGAGTTCATCGCGCGGAATGAGGCTCTTGAATGGGGCAAGCTCCGCACGGGATCCGTGGGAATATCGGGAACGGATTATCTTCCGCCTCTCCCGGTGTATGCTGACGTAGAGCGCGAGCTCGCGGAGATCCTTGCCAAAGATACCACCGCAACGGAAAAGGCTTTGGATGCGTTTGTGTGGGGTGCGAGAGGGCAATTCTTTTGGGACGGTAACAAGAGAACCAGCCTGACGGTAGCAAATAAAATTTTGCTTATGAACGGCGCGGGGATCCTGACGATCACCGATCAGCATATGGAGGCATTCAACGTCGCGCTACTGAATTATTACAATAACGGCGAGGCGGAGCCCTTGAAGACGTTCCTCTATAATAACGCGATTCAGGGCTTGGATCTGTAATAAACATCAAAAGACGATCACTCCGAGAAGGAGCGATCGTCTTTCTTTTTCAAATCAGCACAGCATAATATGTAGTTATCCCTCAGTCTGTGGATAATCGATCATTTCTATAACAAAGTGTAATATTCCCGTGTATGTTCCGGGAGTTAAGTCTTCCGTATATTTCGGCAAAAGTGAGACACCTCCGCCCCAAAAAGCAGACATATCGCCCGTGCGGAAATACGCCACATCAGAATCGTTTTGTGTTAAGATAGAGCTTCCGCCATCCTGTTGATTGCAATAAGCCCCAAAATAGCATTCTTCACCAGCTTCGTTTTGGAAAGCAATTTTTCCGTTTTCAAATTCTGTCATATCAAGCGAGACCGCGAGAACCTGACCGCTCGGAACATATACGTTCATTGCAGTTATTTCAAAAGATGAATCCTTATCCAATGTAGCAAATTCAGGAATATGTACCTCATAGGTGTAATCTATTTCAAAGCTCACCAATGTGCTGCCGCCATACTCCGCGGCGGATGCAGAAAGCGGCAGAGCGGCAAGAATAAGGATAACCGCTAAAACAGCCGCAATTTTTTTCGTTTTCATAAATCAAGTCACCTCCACTTTAATTTTGATTTTAGCTCCGTTTCTCTCTTCCAAAGAATCAAGAGCATAGCAATGATATATCACGATTGCAGAATATGAACCTTCAGGAAGGATTTCCGAGAATTGCGCTTTATATATAGCCTTTCCCGGTGCAATAAGATCTGATTTGTATAAAAGCGTACCGTCATCCAAGCGAACCTCGATAACAAAATAGCTCTTGTTTATGTCCGGATTATAAAAGCCCGGTTCTTGCTCTAAAGAATTCGCCTTTAATTGCAACACCTGAAAGCCCGGAATAGCTATTGAGTTCTCCTGATGGGTTGGCTTATGCTTTCCCACGTAGTCCTCCACGTTACTATCCTCTTTAAGAATGCCCGGTTCTGTTTCACCCTGCTTTGGTTCAGAAGGTTCGCCCTCCGATCTGAAGAGCAAAGCGAACAGAACCACAGCGATCACGAGCAGAACCGCAACTGCCCCAAACAAGATAACTTTCTTTTTGTGCTCATTTCCTGCGCTCTTTGGGATAATATTGAGTTTCATTTTTTCCTCCTGTGCTGATTTGTAAAAGAATCATACCATAAAACCACGAGAAAATACACGCAAAGTGTGTGGGTTATTTTCGGGCGTTCCGCCACCGTCGGATCGTCGAATCTTCCGCAGGACACCGCGACGGATCCTCAACCGCCGCAGAGATCACGTCGGCGGTATAGTGCTTGTTCTTTTGCAGAAAATCAGGGAGCAATAAATGAACCGCGCGGCATTGAGGGCATTTCACCCGGTGGAGCTGATACACGTGGACCGCTCCGCTCCCGTCTATGCCTTTTCTGCGCCGTCGGTCATATCCCGACATAATTGACTGACAACGCGGACACCGAGCCGCTTCCTTGCTCTTGACCTCCCAAAGCTCGCCCTGCGGGATAATTATGTATCTTGTTATGATTACCACGCTATTATTATAAACGATAAACGGGACTTTGCGGGAAATACACGTGCATATCACGCTGGATGCCGTCGCAAATCTCACAAAACCGCTCACAAGCGGCGAACAACGGTTTTCAAAGCAAGAGAACACAAACAAAAGAAAACCGCGCAGAGGGCTAAAATCAAGCCTTCCGAGCGGTTCACGTTTCCGATTTACTTTTATGTGCATTCGAGAGGGAGAGCCCTCTCTTTTTTGACATCAGAACACACGTGTTCGTTTTATAGTTACGGTTATATTACGGTTACGGTTACGGTTTCGGTTACGGTTACGGTTATGTCTGGAAAGTCTGCGGAATTTCCGCAGGACAATCCGCAGGACAGTTCACACGTAAAACATTGCGAGGCTTGCCCGTGAATTGCATAGGATAGCATACGGTCAGGATGAAATCAAACACCTTGCCGCCCAGCTCATCAGGAGCCGACGTCATTTGAGCAGGGGAAAGGCGCGACGTGAAGATCATCGGCTTTCCCTCTCGGTGTCTTGATTGCAGAAAGGCGTAAACGTGTTCCAGAGCGGAGTGAGGGGTGGGGAGAAGTGTGAGATCATCAATGATAACGAGGTCCGCGCCGATGGCGTTCAGTTCCTCATCGCCTTTGCGCGAATGGTTCAAGAGATCTTCGAACGTCAGCGTTTCAGCGGAAAATCCGTTTTGTATCACACCGTTTGCTATGCCTGCGGCGGCGTAGCTCTTTCCCGTTCCGACGTTTCCCCAAAGGAGAAGCCAACAGTTTCTGCGCATCATATCCGAGAACCTTGAAACGTACGTCTGACACATCTTTATATTGCGCTCGTTGAAGGGATCACGGGCCAAAGCGGCGAGCGTTACGTTTTCAATGCTCATCGCCCTTGCCACCCCTCACCGTTTTTACCAACGTGTCGCTTAACCGCTCGTAATAGTCGTTTTCGATGCTGCGCCCGGTTGCCTTATTGAACCGCCTAATCAGTATATCCATAAGTCCGAAAAAGCCCGGTTCACATTGACCATAGAAAAGATGTGTTAATTCGTGTAATATGACCATATCACGAAAATCAGGATCCCCATTTATAAGCTCTACACTAACACCGATTGCAGAAAATTCTCTGTTTTCTTCTTCGTTGTAAAAAGGACAGCAAAGTCCGTCGCAGTATGCGAATTCCCCCGTCTGTTCGCTTTCTTTGTATAAGAAAATCAAGGAGAGCGGGCTATTTGACAGTTCATCCTTGAACACCCGCAGAATAGGCAGAAAAATTTCTTTCGCTTTATTCCGTTCCTGCATATCAAAGCAAAGGCGGATCCCGCCTTCCTTTACGAGACGCAATGCCGTGTCTCTGTCCCTTTTTAGCTGTTCTATGTCCATCCACCTATTTCCCATAGCGTGAACCTCCTTTTTTTAGCATCGTTTCCACATTGTATTCTTGTGTTTTCGCAAGATTTTTTCTAACCTCTTCGGACGTAATCACACCCATATCAACATACATTTCAGCGGTTTTTGCTTTAATAAGCCTTGTTTGCTCGCGCTTCGCCTTACATTCAGCTTCCTCCAATGCAGACATCGACCACAGCGAGAAAAACCTGATCTTTATGGGCGGAATACCGGGGATCTCGCCTCTGTTCTTTCCAGCTTGGAAGATGACCGCCAACAGATAGCGCAGATTCTTTTTTACCATAAGAGTTTGGATCCGTTCGACCAGATTATAATATACCTCCATCGAGGTATTGTCGGTGTTTTTCAGACCCGTTGCGGTCATACCCGTCAGGATCTTCCGGGGAATACCCGAAACGGCAGCAAGGAAGGTGAAACTTTGGCTTATGACCTCGCCGACTCCCGAGAGAGAAAAATTCTTGAAATCATAGTCCTCGCCTTCGGCGTCGATCACAACGGTATTCAGAAGCCCTCGCGCCAAGTCTATTGCTTGAATCCTTCTGAGGACAGCATCCTCGCCGTCTGCTGTCGCTAAGAGAGCGGAAAGGTCTTTGACCTTATACACTGCCTGAATCGCTCTCGATAGCATTCTGACCCCCGCAGAATTTGAGATTTCTACGTTCTCAACGGCTTTCCTTATGCGGAGATATTCGGGAGCTCCCCAGAACCTATAATTCGCGTTTGAGCAGTTTTCGGGAAGCCTACCGTTGCGGAAAATCAGGCACCGGCTTTCGTGCACTCTGAACGTTCCGTGCTTGCTATAAACCGTATAATATTCAGGCATCCCAAATCGAGCCCTCGTCTTGAAAGGATCTCGCGCGACGTTGGCAAGCATAGGTTCGCCCGGTTGGATCACAGATCTATCGTAAACGACAATTTCATCAATGGAGCGGATCTTGTTCCAGTCGAGCGGTTCGTCTATCCCTCTCCCGTCATTTATGAGCATCACGGCAAGAGCACCGCCAAACACACGCGCCCATTTTATAGCGGTCGAAAAAACCTCTTCAAATTTTAGGTCATCGAGAGCGGCGCAGTAAAAATCTTCTGTTGCTTTATGTGAAATACCCTCCACCGTGAAACCGTTCTTCACGGCTTCTTCGGCGGGGGCATCAATAATCTTTGCAAATAATCCGTTACCCTCATAGAAGGCGGAGAGGGCATCATCAGGAACGGCAGATTCAGCCCTGAAATAATAATGCTCGTTTGGATCTCTCGCGGTTCCGTAATTGTTTCGGGTATTTACATACCCATCTGTGCGAACAGAACAAGCGGCATCTCTTTGTGCTTTTTCCATTTGTCAATCCTCCTTGCTTTCAGGTGGGAGCTGATAATCTTCCTCTTTTCCCATTTCCGGGAGATATATCACAATATCCTCGCCGTCTTGCTCTCCGTAGGCAATTATGTCATCCTCGCCACCTTTACCGATGTGCAGAAAGGCTCCTGCCGACTTAGCGAGAAGTTCGGAGGCTTTCAAACGATCCGAACGTTTCAAGTCTTTATCGTTCATCGTGTCCGACCAAAAGATTTTTACATCGGTCATTGTCGCGATGCGCTCGGCGGCGTTCTCTTCCTGAAGCTCTTTAATATATTCCTGAATGTCATCATTTGTCAACAGACGTTGTCCTTGACTTCGAGCAGTTAGCTCGGAATATCCCGCAGCTCGCGCCGCCTCCGTGGCGTTAGGATTAGCGGCATAATACTCCGCGAAACGTCGCTGTTTCTCATTCATTGCTTTCACCATCAGGCAAAAGCCCGTATTTTTTTGCGGCTTCGATATATTCAGGATCCCCCTCTCGCGCTTTCTTCAGCACAACCGCATCGAGCGCATCTTTATTTGTTGCATCGGGACCCAAAACAATGCCGTGAATCTCTTTCAGATCCGCCGCCGTTTTGGCTGACATTTTCGAATCAAGAAATTTTCTTGCACAGTACATCATCCGCCTTATATTATCCTTTTCAGACTTCATTTTCTTCATCTCCTTTTCTTGTCATTCGCTTTCGGTATCAGGAAAATCAAGATCCTCGCCGTAAAAATCGACAATTTCCTGTAATTCTTTTTCTCCCATCAGTTCCGAAAGGCGCGCAATACCGTTTTGGTGAATTTTGAACGTTCGTCGTGTATAACTGTCTTCTTTTTCTAAAAAATCCGCTTTACCAAGAAACAAGACTTCGACAATATCAGTCCACCCAAACAGATCCAAGTATTTCATTTGAAGCACAAGCCTCATTTCCGCGCTGCCTTGACCTTTTAAGCGTTTTATAAAAGAGTCTATTTGCTTGTGGATCTCTCGCCCCGTTTTAATGTCTTCAGGAAGTTCTCGCTCTATATCCGTGTACGTAGCAATTATACTGGCGAGACCGTCGCCGTTCCACCTTTGACCACGCGGCATTCCGTCAAGTTTAGGACTTCCGGGAGAAGAAGCTTTTTCTTTTAAGCTCTCCATTCGTTGCTCTTTGCTATCAATAAATTCTCTTTGGATTTGATACCGTTTCAGCCATTTTCGTGCTACATCGTATTCTATTGGCACACGTTCATCACCTCCAAGAAAAAACAATATTTAAGCTGTTACATAATTACGGGGGTTTTCCTACAACCTTTCCCCGTGTGTGTGTCTATATCTGTTTCAATATCTATTATCTATATAGGGTTTTTCTGTAATCGTTCGTATCCGTTCGCAACCGATTGAAACCGTTTGCAACCGTTCGCTTTAATGTTCGGTTCTCGGAGGTCGCCCGCCCTTGAAAGAATTATCCCTATTTATCTGGCATTTCTTTTCGTATTTTTCTTTGTCTTCACGTATAGATACCTTAACAAATCGAAAGGCGGCTCTAACTTCGCTGTCGTGTATTTCGATTTCTTCAGATCTTCGCGCAAACGCAAGCATAGCACGGAACAGCATACCGACCTGTTCGTCGGTAAATTCTTCAACCTGATCCTCCAGATCGTAATAGACAAGAAAGCTCTTTTTATTGTTGCTCATTATTGGCTCCTGCCTTTTCTTCAAGTTCCTTTAATATTTTGCGAGCCTCCGACACCGCCGCAAAGGTGGATTTGGCTCTCCGCTCCATTGAGGAAACGAACCTCGCGATTTCTTCGGCATTGGCGGGACGGTAATAGCCGCCGCCGTCAACCGCCGTCGAGCTCAGGATCAGGGCTCCCGCTCTACGTTCCGCCGCGATGGCTAACCGCAGGGAGCGGTCCGACATTCCCAAAACGCTCATCAGGTTACGCCTTGATATTGCATTCTCGCGCCCTTCCGGGAGCATTTCAAAAATTGCAAAGTGTTCCATCACGCGCCGCTCCTTTCGGTTGCTTGCGCTTCAAGCCACTTTTCCAGAGCTACGAGAGGGATGAGAATTTTTCTTCCAACTCGAACAGAGGGAAAATCTTTGCGATTACATAGTGAGTACATCGTCGGCATAGATACGCCGAGCTGCTTTGCCGCCTCTTCGGGCGTAAGGGTTAAACGTTCGCTTGTCTGTGCATTCATTGCTATACCTCCTTTTCGCTTTTTCCGTTGTGTACGTTCTTGATTGCCAATCGGTAATCAATCGGCAAAAAATAAAGATTATTCCACCGCTCTTTGCTTTTGCGCTTTGATCTGCTCGATAATATCAAGGATCTTTGCCTTTTCTACATCGGGAAGTTCAAAGCGTAGCCTTTTGGTAAATGTTACGTCGTTTATTCCCAACATTGCGGCGATTTCCCACAGCTTTACATTGGCGTTTTTGGCTTCAGCACGAATTTCAGAATTTGCTTTGTTCATTTTTGTTCCTCCTCTTGACAAATTAACTTTGTTTGTGCTATAATAACAATAACACAAATAATTCTAATTTTCAAGTGATTTTCGAAGAGTGAACACCAAAATTGCAAAAGGAGAAATTCAAAAATGCCATACACAAACAAAGTTAATGCTGACGGATTGAACAAGCCGTTTTCAAGTCGCCTTCGTGGTTTGATGGAAGAGCTAAAATGTACACAAAAAGAGCTTGGAGAAGCAATAGGAGTAACCTATCAGGCAATAGGCGCGTATCGAGACGGCAAGGCATTGCCGGGCTTGGAAGTGGCGCAAAAAATTGCCGATTATTTTAATGTGTCCTTGGATTACTTATCAGGAAAAACAGATATAAGGTCAAGAAATACAGGAGTTCAGGCAATTCGAGAAGCTACTTCTTTAATAGAGAGTGCCGCAGAATCTCTCGTTTCAATGAAATCCGCATACGCTATCACTCTATTAAACGATCTTTTGCTTTGTCCTTCCGAAATGGTTGACGAGCTCGGGAAAAGATACATTTTATATTTGCACGTTAAGAATTACGTTATTCCACAGGCGAGAGCGCTTGGAGCTGAGGAAACGGATTTTCTTCCTGATATAAGGGTCGGCGGAATCCCGTTGCCAAAAGTGCCGTTAAAGGATTTAGAAGAATATACACGATTCGAATTTTATAGAGCGGTCGTGAATTTTGCAGAATACAAAAAGGAGTGCTAAAATGCCAAGAAATAAAAACACCCGCGCCGCTCAGGGCACGGGAACAATCAGAAAGAAGACCGTCAACCGAAACGGCAAGCCTTATGAATTTTGGGAAGCTCGTTACACCGTCGGCAGAGATCCGGGAACGGGCAAACAGATTCAGCGCAGTATCAGCGGCAAGACACAAAAAGAGGTAGCGCAGAAATTAAAAGCGGTTCTTCGTGATCTGGATACGGGGCTATACACCGAGCCGAGCAAAATGACGGTGGGGCAATGGCTTGATACGTGGCTTTCGGAGTACGTCGAGCCCTCTTGCAAGCCGCTCACCCTCTCCACATATGAGAGCCGCATTCGCACACGCCTGAAGCCCGCGCTCGGAAGCATTAAGCTCACGGAGCTCTCGACAACACAGATACAAACCTTTTGCAATGATCTGATACGCAAGGAAGGGCTTTCACCGAAAACCGTCAAGAACACCCACGGGATCCTGCACAAAGCGTTAGCTCAGGCGACAGATCTACGGTATATCCTTTTTAACCCGGCGGATCCCGTCAAGCTCCCGCGCATCGAGCGGAAGGAGATCAGCCCTCTCACAGAGGCGGAGATCTCCGCGTTCTTGGAAGAGATCAAGAAGGGCGAGCCGTTCGCCCGGCTGTTCACCGTAACGCTCTTCACGGGAATGCGAGAGGGAGAAATCTGCGGACTTACTTGGGATGCGGTCGATTTCCGAAACGGTACGATCACGGTCAAGCAACAGCTCCAAAAAGGAAAAGAAAAAGGCGCGGACCATTATCTGATCAGCACCAAAAGCGGAAAGACACGAACGATCACGGCTGCACCGTTCGTTATGCAGGTTTTGAAAGAACAGCTCTTTGAACAGAGAAAGCAACATTTGCAAATGGGATTGGCTTGGAAAAATCAATGGAATTTGGTATTTACCCAAGAGGACGGCGGATATATTCCACCGCAATCCGCCCTGAAGCATTTCAAGAAGGTTGCAGAGCGCATCGGTCGCCCTGATGCACGTTTCCACGATCTCCGCCACACTTACGCCGTCGCCTCGCTTCAGGAAGGGGATGACGTTAAGACGGTACAGCAGAATCTCGGACACGCCACCGCCGCCTTTACCCTCGACGTGTACGGTCACGTATCGGAGAAGATGAAGCAAGAGAGCGCGGCGCGGATGGCGCGGTTTATTGAGAAGGTAAAAGCATAATGAGAGGGGTGAAAGATATGAAGGTCAAATATATCGGAAAAAGTGATCCTTTTGAATTGCTCAGCGGCAAGGAATACGATGTGATAGAGGTTGATGAGGAAAGCGGATGGTATCGTATCATCGATGAAACCGGCGAGGATTATCTTTTTGATCCCGATGATTTTGAACCGCTTAATGATCTATCAAATAATCTGGTTGAAAAGCCCTAAAAAGAGTGCTTTTGATTCTGTAAAGGGAAAACTAAAGGGAAAACACCAATTCCAAAACACGAAAAAAGCCCTGAAATCCTTAGATTTCAAGGCTTTTTCCTTTGGCGGAGATGGAGAGATTTGAACTCTCGCGCCGGTTACCCGGCCTACACCCTTAGCAGGGGCGCCTCTTCGGCCACTTGAGTACATCTCCATACTTGCGAGGGGCCATTGCATAACTCGCAGGCAATATTATACCTCTTTTATTTC